TTCAAAGCACTGGCCACTCTGCCGTTTATGATCCATGGGGTACAAATCTACTCGAGATGGATACTAAGGAGGGTATTACTTCTGTAGATATTGATTTTGATGTTGTTGAAGATATTCGTAATAAGATTAATATTTTTAGAGATCGTAAACCAGAACTGTATAATCTATAACACAAAAGACACATTGCTATTTATGGCAATGTGTCTTTTACATTAAAACTCAATAAGTTTCCACATATCCTCTGGCACTTGTTCCAGAGGTTTATTTTTTGCAATCGCATCTTTCAAAATATCAATCGTATCTTGAACCTCTTGCTTATCCTTTGTATTTGAATCATGGAGAATAACACGATTCAAAGAATCTTCGCCAAATTGTTTTAAATATTCCTTTTCTACTTGGTTTAATTCGCGACGTAAATACTTCAAAGTAAGACCTCTCTTTATAAATTATATTTGTCTTGTAACTCTTTTACAGTAAATGTATATGTATGGGCTCTAAACTCAATTAATGCTTCATTTCCAATTTTTTCATCATATTCATCTTCAATTTTTTCGAATAATGTTTTCTTAAGTAATTTTTCTATTGTAGTTTTCTTCGACGCTGCAAAGGCATTAAAGAGTGCTAATTCGTCTTGAGATAATTTTAAATTAATGGCAACCATAAAAATACCTCCTAATATACTCAATGTAATATATTAGGAGGTACCTGTCTATAGTTTTACAATAGCTGTATCTATATTATTTTGTCATGCTTGCTTTTAATGCAGCAATTTCTGCACGAAGTTCTTGTAATTGAGTGTCTTGTGTAGCATCCTTAGCTTTTAATGCATTATTTTCTGCTTGTAAGGATTTAATTTGACTATTCATTTGTGCCTTACTCATAGCATTGCCGGCTCCCACTTTAACCGATACTCCAGCGTTAATCATATTTTCGCCATTTCCTACAGCGCCACCAACACTAATTGTGGTCATGTCATTAGGACTATAGGAACCGCCTATTGCCACTGCCTTTTGACCATTATAGATACCAACACCAGCAGCTACACCGAATTTAGTACCATCTCCACTAACCGGATGCAAGGCAGCTAATGCGGCAGCACCTGCACCAACCTTATTAATACGACTATCAAGATTAGACACTCGTTGGTTAACAGAAGCAATACCTGATTCTACACTACCAACACGTTGATCTAATGTATTAATATTGCTTTCAATAGTAGCAAAACGGTTATTAGTAGTAGCAGTATGTGCCGTTAATGTTTCTGTATTTACTTTTACCTCTTTACCAAGATTTGAAACATTTGTATCAATTGTGCTTATCTTTGTTTCAACATTCGTAACACGAGCATCAACCTTTGTCACCTTGGAATCTACGGATTGTACAGATTGTTCTACAGTTTGAATGCGTGCATCTGTTTTATCTGCCCGTTCAGTTAACGTGGACACTTGAGATTGAACAGCATTAATTTTACTTTCTACCGTATTAACACGATTGTCGATATTCGTAATTTGTTGATTAACAACTGTACCGCTATTCTTCATTTCTTTACGTACAGCACTTAATTGTTCTTCTGTAGCTGCACGACCTTTACAACAGTATAGCAACCTTTTTTGACATTAAAAATAACTCGATAGACCTTATTCATTTGAAAGTTCCCTCCTAAAGCTCTCACACTATAGTTGTTATATCATTTTCTCTATCTCTATTTATGAAAATGAATATCACCATCAATATATCTGTTTATAATTCTAATGTCAATATTTTATTTATTTTTAAGTATATTTATCAATTAACTAAATGATTCATGAAGTAATTTTTATAACTAGTTGTATGATAAACCTTTTTAAGCACACAAAAAAGACATGTTACTAGTCTCTCGTCTCTCTCAGCAACATGTCTTTAGTTGTATATAGATCTCTCGAACTATATCATATTAAATCTGGCTAGGCTCTCTAAGTCCCTTTATGACACGCCAGTATGTCTACAATTATTTTATATTTTAAAATAATTTATGTCAATAATTTATTTTTAGTTTAATAATCGCCATTTATAAAGAGATTAAATCAGCTAATTACAATATTAAATCTACAATTAACTGCGCCGACAGAAATAAATAATATAATTTTTCTCAGGGCTCACCGCTACGCCCAACGCATATGGATGATTCCAATTACCACCAAAATCAAATAAATATATTACATAATCAGCAGGCATTTCTACCGTGTCTTCATTAAAAGGCAATCTATGTAAATATTGTTTCTGTAGTTTTCGATTCTCCAACTCTGTATAAATAGGATATTTCTTCTTACCTAAACCTACCGTATCCGTCGGTTTAGGTTTTAATGTATCTCGCTCAGCCTCTACTCTCTTGCGCGTATCTACATAACGTTTATACTTAGCTTCGCTATCCTCACCATCAATTTTAATCTTATTAAATTCAGCCAACACTTGATTCTGTAATGCATACATTTCATCAACAGATTTCTCAATAGGATTATCCACTTGATTTTGTACATATTTGCCCATAGGTACTGTTGTATTTTCTACAATAACTATCGATGTAGGCATTAAGGTTTTCAAAGTATCTGCATATTCCATATCTGAATCAACATAGTTTTTTACATATACATTGGATAGATCAGATTTTGAAATGACAACTTTAGAATCAATCCGTGCCTCATCAATGTAAGGCTTCAATTGATCTGGTGTACCACCAAAAGCCAGTTGTACATATGAACCGCCTTGTAAGAACGGGGGATTACTATGTAGATGAATATTCTTTGCAAAGCTAGGTATTTGTTTAGGAAACCCTGGAATCGTAGCAACTAGCTTATAATCCTTAGGATTATTAACAGGATACTCAATTAACTCTATGGGCTTAAAAAATGCCTCTATTGATTCTTTTATCTCCTCTTTAGTTCTAACCGTATACAGATCATAGGATTTCCCTTTATTCTTTTCTAGAAAGGCTTTGAATTCTTTATCACTTGCTTTATTCTTATCTGCACGCGTTCTGTAGGATGGAATATTAACTGGATTCGTTAATTTAATTTCCCCGTGTCCATTTTTTCTCATATAAGGACTTACGATACGTAATGGTTTATCTCTACTGCCATATCCATAGCCTTGCTTATTTGTTTCTAACGTATTGTAGCGCGTAATTTGTTTGAGTGCCTTTTCATCCCGATCATTATAAAGGAGATCAAAAATTTGATACTCCACATTCATATCTGACTTTTGTAGTTCTAATAATCGTTGTTTAGCTCGTTCCTGACTTTGTGCTTTCAATAACTCAATTTCTTCTGCTGAAAGCTTTCTTGGTGTTTTTGAATTGCCCATCCCGACTCTTTTAAAAGCACCAGGAATAACTTCAACAAACTCTGACTTTAAAGAATCTTCAGATTTTATATTACTTTTGATTGTAATACTTGACGTCTGACTTTGATTTTCTACTGATACAGCCAAACTAGATTGACAAGACAATGCTAGCGAAAGCATGCATAAGGCAATACTTTTTTTAATCATATCTCTCCCATAAAACTCTGCTCATACAGATATAAAAGAAGGACCTACAGTGAACTGTAGGTCCTTATATTTGGTGCGGTTGGAGGGACTTGAACCCTCACGAGCGTACGCTCACCACCCCCTCAAGATGGCGTGGCATTTAATAAATATTTATAAACTCAAGGAATACAGTATCTATCAGCTTTTATATAACATATATAATTATATATGTTAGCATATTTTAATATAAATTGATGTCAAATTGATGTCAAAACTGCAAAAAAAATAGGGCACCTACTTTTATAGTAAGTGCCCTTGTTTAATAAGCAAAAGTTGTCTGCATATCCACCTTTATGCAGTAAGGAGAAATGGGATCACCTCCATGTTATCTGCGTAATGCACCAGCCAAGAAAAGTGCAGCATTACTAATCGCCCATGTATCACGCTGGCGACGTAACCTTTGTTCTGTTCGTTTATTATTCTTTATTTCCGCTTTCAACTCGTTCGATGATGCGTAAGCTGCGTCCAATGAGTTCGCTTGCTCGGTTGTTAGCTCCGATGCTTTCGCTAACTCTTCGCCCTGTTTCTTGTTGATAGCTTTGAGCTCGGCCAATTCCTTGCTCCGTTCTTCGTTGATAATCTTCAATTCTTGTAATTCGGTCGCCTGCTTGACTGTTAAGCTCTGAGCTTCGTTCAATGACAAGTTTGAGCTCTTGATTGAGGCGTCGGCTTCGATTAAGTTCGTTTTGAGTTTGTTCCAGTCGCTCAATGGCACGCTGATAGTTTCCTCTTGCTGTGAGGTAGCCGTCGATGAGCTGGCATGCACCAATGATGAGCAACAAAGCACAAGCAAGCATAATAAACCGCTTAACATTAATTTGAGATTTAACCGCATTGATGTAGTTCGTGATTTTCTCATACATATCTATCCCCCTATTTAATCAAGATCATTCCAACGTGCTGCATACCCTCGTACATCAACATGAACGAAGTCTTGATGATAGTAACAGCCAATACCATCGGCACCACATTCCTCGGCCACTTCGGCGAGATAATCAACGTTAATGCCGTCATAAGTAATATCGGCTGCTGTACCTTCAACGTGTTGAGAGTTAGGAACGCCACCGACTTCCGCATTATGTTCTAGGCAACGATAGCCGCTTAACACTTCGATAGGTTGGCCGATACGCTCGCGGATAGCGTCCAATACGTCAACGAGCCTTTTATCAATCACATGGTCGAGAAGAGGGTGTCCGTCGCTATCGTATCCATGACGTCCGCATTTGCATGCGAATTCATAATCATCAAAATATGTACCAATTTTCATTGTATGCACCTCTGTTTCTGCAATATAAAGCCACGCCCATATATCTCGAGCGTGGCACGAACAACACTATATTATTTTTTGAGTATCATATCCACTCTTGCATGAACCAAGTCAAGCAAGCCAGATATGGTAGTATTTCCGCCGTCTCGCATATTCTCGAGAATACTCAATAATTCTACTGAGCCTAGATATAGCCATGTAATATTGACGGCGAAAGCGTATTGACCTGCCATATAGTCAAAGCACCATGCACCGCCAGTAGCTAGGCAATATGTTAATACCTTTGTTACAAATGGTTTTCGCATGTGTTTGGACGATATAAGCCCTTTACCCCATGCAGCAGGAATAGCGATATATTTGGAATAGCCGCTTATATTCTCTGGGCTTGCTCCCATATCAATGAGCATTTTATACCCAATAGCCGACCATTTGGTAATTAAATCTAAGAATACAAGTATAATGAATATGCCTAACACCTGTACGTGTTTTAAGCCGAGCATATATATGCCTACCTCTGCGATTAAGGCAAGCAAGGCTTTAATAGCGAATGACTCCGTAAGCATTCGCCAAGCTTCGCTCATGAAGTGTGTTATCTCGTTCATTTATCCTCCCCTATGAAATACAATTATAGTGGTTCTTCACCGGTATTAATGTATTGATGATTAGTGCTATCCCACTCTAAGACACTACGCATGAAGTCAATTTGTTTAAGCCCATCACCTTTAGTGCCAATATTGATAATTCTATTACCAACAGGACTAGCTAAGTGTAAGAACGTAACAAGCTCTGGCTTATTGACAAAGATTGGAATAGTAGGTAGAACTGTACCTCTATACTCAACAAGGATATAGATATAGAGCTGCTTCTTACCATTAGTTACAATTTCAATGGAGTCGAAGTCACGCTCTTGCCATTTACCAAAGAACTTGAAGTCTCTACCGTCAGCCCAGTTGGCAGTAGTTTGTTGGTTAGTAACATTAATTACTAGCTTACGTCCGTATTTGGAGTATTTAGAGCCACAGTCTGTGTAGGTTTCGTCTGGAGTAGCAGCAGTATCATCTGGGATACCAGCGATAGTAAACTCACCGACCTTCTGGCCCAAGAAATTGTGGTATGTGATTTTCACATCATCATCTCCAAGGCCTTCCTCTAAGGTGATATTACCAGTACCAGCTTGGCCTAGTTTGAACTCGGTCTCACCTAATTTGACAGTATAATGTGGCTCACCTTCAACACCAATCACTCTTTGACCACGGAATGTATTTAATACCTTAAGCTCCTTGAACTCAGTCCGTGGGAACGGTTTCCCCATATTACCAATTAAAGCAGTGAGTACATCGTCAACGCTTGCACTTTCGCACCATACGTTACCTTGCAGCAACAACTGATGAGCGTTGTCAGCCGTAGCACTTGTGCCATCTCGTCCGTCCTCGCCCTTATCACCTTTAGGCCCTTTTAAAGCCTCTAGTTGTTCGGGTGTGAAATCCTCATATCGGAACGGTTCGCCTTTCGGGCCTTGCTTTCCTTGTTCGCCCTGTAATCCTTGCGCCCCCGGAATAACAATATCAATCACTTTCGGAACCTTTGCTTTAATTTCCACATATTCAAAGTTGTTTGTATCTTCCATAATTGCACCCCCTAATGTGCTGAAATATCATGAACGAATTTCATATCACCCATGACAATTTTAATAAATTCGTTCCCATGAATGAGGAACACATCATATTGACCGCTCCTATAATTGCGGCCTATGGTCTTAGTTGCCTCGGCGCTGATTGTGCAGTAAACGATATTCTCATGAACCACACATTCAGCCTCGGCCAATAGCTTGCCCTGCACGCTCCGCACTTTCATAACAGCCGTGCAGTTGCTTAAATCAAAATCGGCACTGACCTCGTACCCTCTACGATAATCAGCGCCGATGTGTAATGTTTCTGGCTCGTTTCTGATAAAGTTCATATGTACCTCGCTATTAAATCATCATTATTTCAATAGCTGGAATATTTTGAGTTCCGTCAAGTTCACAAATCAATACTTGGGTTGTTGTGATTGAGTTTTGTCTAATAGTGCCGCCAGCATTTCCGCCGTACGTTGTTACTATATCAACACCGTCGCCGTCCCAGCTAACTTTATGGGCCATAAAGCCATTGTCTGAGCCAATAGCTGCCAATGGATAGGTAAAACTCAACCCAGCTTTTTTAATGCCATGAAATTTGACCTTGCCGATTTCGTACTCTTCCTTAGATAGGAATGTAGCAGGATAATCCTTATGAATGACTAATGCTAACCGCATTGTTAATAAATTGCTGTTAAATATAACGTTGCCGTTCTTATCGTATATTTCCATGCCGTATTTATCTGTTTTAGGCATTTTGTTAGAAAATACATATACTTCCATAGTGTCAGCAATCTTGCGTATGTTTCCAAGGCTATCTGTTTTAAAGCTGATTCGCAAGTAATTCGTCCATTTCCCGATGCGAGTAGGGTGGTTCTTATTTCTTGTTTCTGCAAGTTCAATGTCCTTGATAGGCATGTTCGTACTCATAGCATATACATATTGCTCGTTAGCTTGTCGCTGCAAGATTGGAATGTATAAATAAGCGTGGTATATATCCCCGTTTGGTGTCCTCTGAACGCCGTAGGTAATTCCGTCGCCATTATATCCATAATATATATTACGTGTCACCTCAGCCGACTGCTTAATAGGTATATCCTTTAGGCTTATTTTGTATTTCAAATATAAGCAACTATCTGTATCGTTAATTGTTACTATGCTGTCATTATTATGACTTTCAAAATGTTTCATATTACATCACCCCATAGATTAATGCTACTTTACAAGGTTTATTGACGTTATTAGGCGATTTTAAATTCCACGAAATTTTACCACCCTCAACAACAATATTGTAATTACTGCCTAGCGACTGTAAAATTCCGTCATTATCGCCTGCATACGAATTTAAGTAATACCATATATGCTGACCTTTGCTCAATTCGACTGTAGCGCTACCGCTTTCCTCAATTACATCAAACCGTTTAACGCCAGATACTTTTGTAAGTCTATCCGTTAAGCTAACAATTTGAACGCCGTTCTTATTAAATACTTGTAATCCAGCTGGCATGTTATTTTCACCCCCATGCTTAAATAATCGCTTAAATAACTTCTTGAAAAATGTAATTATTCCCATACGCCTAACCTCACTCGCAATTGATTGTCATCGTCATACACTTCAATAAGATTATCGCTAATTTCAACCCTTGCGCCACTTGTTTTAGTCCGCAATGTGCCGATTGTAGCCGTGATAGACGAAAGGCTATCTACTTGCATTTTGTCGGCGGTGACGGCACCAGCCTGTATCATTCCTTTAGCAATGATATTGTTATCGAACAGTGCATCGCCAGTAACATGCAATAATTTGCCGTCTATGCGTGTACCTGCTGGGCTCAAATTAATACGGCTCACCAGTTCAGCGCCGTCAATATTATTGATAGCTTGCGTTACTTTCAAATCAATACCGCTCGAAATCTGCGTGATTTGTGAATTTACGTTATTTTGATAATCGCTCAAAGTGCGCTGGTACGCATTGCCAAGGTCGATTATCTTGCTATCCATGCCATTGACGGTGGTCTTGACTGTGCCGACTTCGCCTTTTAAATCGTTTACAGCTTTGTCTATACCCTCTAGGCCTAGGCTTTCCATGTCGAGTAGGGACTTATCGATTTTAGCTTTAATGGTAGCTAGTTGTTCATCACTTCTAGGACCTTCTCCGAATAGATCAACAAATGCAACCTGTACTGTATGAACACCACTTTCCAATGGTATTGTTGCTACATTTGTTGTAAAGAAATACCTAGTACCGTCAACGTAAATATTAACCCCTTTACAACCTAATTTGATATTGTCTGTAGTAATGCCTATACCATTAATCAGACTAACTATTTTGATATTAGATGGCTTAGGTGGAATAGGTACGTTATATGTTAATTCTGCCGGAGCGCTATATCCCTTTGTAGGGTTATGAGCATATAAATATACTTTTGCACTCCGTTCTGTTAATAGAGTGCTTAAAGTAGTATTATTGCTTTTACCAATTAGCCCATACTCTTGACCTGGGTGCAGATCATATCGCAACTCGTAAAAATCAATATCAGCGTTACGCACCTCTAACCAATTAAAGGTGGCAACATCACCAAACGAAACGCCCAGCCCTTGCGGAGTATTAGGCACTTCTGATTTGAGCTCAACTAATACAGATTTGATAATGCCTTGTGAGTAGTTTCCGTGGCGGTCCTTTACCTTTAATCGCACTTCATATGTATGGCCTAATTCACAACCACTAATAACGATTTGATTATCGCCGTTGCCGCCATACTTCCATTCGTTAGTGCCTTCACGATACCATGCTTCGACAGTATCAAATGTATTAATAGCTGGTTGAGTAAATGCAGCCACTACATCGAATGACAATACACCGTCGCCAATTTCATAATATTTGGTAAACAATGCTAAATCACTAACTTCAGGAATATAGTATGGTGTAATTGTATATGGATACGCTTGCACCTCATCTAACCCCTGTTCGTTAGATCCATACATATTGAACGATGTAAATTTAAAATAAACTTGCTTTCCGATATCCTCTTTACGATACGGTGCATGATATAAAGCCTCGTCAACTCTTACAAACCTAGCACCAGCATTATGAGCTGTATCATTAGTCCCATATTGACCGCGTATAATACCACCTAAAGCATAATCACCGTTAATCTGTAATTGTGCTGTTTCATAAGATAGGCACTCGCCGTCAACCCAGCATAGAGTGTTTGCTCGTTCTGCGTCAATATGACTACCACCTTTTAATGCACCTTGATTGATTATCACATTAGCGGTATTGCTTCCTTGTATTAGGTTTGTTTTTAGCCTACCCATTCGAGCCTGTTGTGAGATATTGCCAATTCGTTTATAGTTTTCGTTATTATCAGATAACCATATTGAACAGCCACCCCAATTAGTCTCTGAATTAACACCGATATATAATTCATTTCCACCTACATCACCTGGCGTTTGAATAATAGCTACGTCATTAACACTTGGAGCAGGCACATTGTAATCAATAAAAGGCCGCTCGTTCTCATGCACGTTGTACTTCGCCGGAGAGTAGGTCCCTGGAGGTTTACCTTCAGCAGTAATTTCAAGCTGCCCGTCTGCAGCTTCAGACACCGAAGTTATAACCACGATCTGATCGCGTAAGCCACAGAGCTCGTCTGTAAGCGTTACAAGATCGCCAGGCTCCAACCTACAAAAAGCCCAATCCAAGCGGAATGTGTACTGGTTCTTAGAATACAGGCGCTTCATAGCTAATTGTTCAGCGTAGTATTGAGCGCGGGCCTTTGTATATAGATAGTGAGCCGTTTTCTTAGAAGCAGGCTTCAGGCCGTTTTTTTGAACGTCCGCAACTACCTCAAAGGCTACTGTCTCCTTCTCGTACCCATTGGCACGGTTTATGAATTCCACTGTAGCCTGGTTATACGTTTCAGAGCTATCCTTGCGCTTATACACGATCAACTGGCCATCGCTAGCCGGGATAAGATCGTCCGCCGTCAAATTGTATTGTATTTGATTGTACGGGGACCAATCCTTGATCGGCTTATCCGCGAGAGGGACGATCTTCAGACGATCCGTGCTCCAGAATACAAGGCTATTTGTGATTTCCGCAATATCATTAATAACCGTTTGAGCTTTGGAGCTTTTAGAATCCGGAGGCGTACTTATAAGAATATCTGCCGCCTTACAGTAATGCCTATAATGATCCAGGCCTTCTATATTAACGTCGTCAATACCGATCGACCGGAGCACATGGACAATATAATCGGCAGGATTTACGTCCACACCGTCGCCAGTTTCTAAGAGCTTCCCTTTGATCTCAAAATTGAACTGCGGCAAGCTGCCTTGTTCCCCAAGATCTACAACGCCGGCCATATATGCCAGCCCGCTATAAGGGAGAGCCTTCTCCGGATGCTTTGAGACTACATAAGGCCAGGGCTGCTGGCCATGTGCACCTAGATAAGCTGTAAGTTCGATCTTCTCATTAGGATAGTCATATATTTCCTTACCACGCCACACTTTACCGATCCCCTGGATCGGGCCTTCACATAAACCAATAGCACAAGCCACGGTGTATGTATATGTAATCTCGGTATGCTTGGATCCGCCACCTTTACCAGTACGCGTCGTGCTTTTATGCTCGTGAGGAGTAAAATCATCGTAATAAATAATGTTACCGCTAAGGCGTGTCGTTCCTAAAACCTCAGGGACAACTTCGCCATATGATGCGGTGTTGATCATGAAATCGGCGATCATATCCGCTCGGTTCGTGGTATTACGGCCACGGCTAAACAGGAAGCCCATTATTTATCCTCCTTTCTAAAGCGATAAACAGCACGCAGGCGGCTCTTGCCTTTTGCGTCATAGAATAATACATCATCAATCGAAGATAAGATCACGCCTAGATCTACAAAAGCATGTATCACTAGATCGTTACCAATATAGATCGCGCCGTGAGATATACAACGGCCATATTGATATAGAAGGAAGTCCCCGATCCGTATGTCGTCAATAGGAACCTCATCGGCTACCTTTTGGACATACTTCAGATACTTTTCTTCCGATCTGTGAAGATGCCATTCATTCGAATAATTTTCAATAGCTAAGGCGTCACGATCCATAAGACCGCTGTCCACCACAGCCGCAACAAGTAAATAAGAGCAATCGACACCAACGCCATGCACCATAGTGTTATTCTGATAAGGCGTCCCAAGCCACCGCTTCGCAGCAGCTGCGATCCTTTCGCCTGTTGTTGGTTTCATCGTATCGTCTCCTTTAACGGAACATAAGGCGTCGCCCGGTTCCTACTAAAATTATTAAACTTGTTCTTGCACGTTTCCGGCGTTTTATCACAGCCGGGATATATATAAGCTACATCCCCAACGCGTGGCGCTGTATTTGTAGCGCTCATATATACGATCCCGTTCGTGCTACTATCCATGATCTGCGTTGCTTGGCCAGCAAGCGGACCACTGATCCATTCCATACCTCCGGCGGTATAATAACCAGCAGCGAAGGTCGTGTCGATTTGAACAGTATTCGTGCCCGTAACAGCCGTTACAGTAACACGTTTTCTATACTTCGTAATATCAACCCCGCACTCTTTAGAATAGATCGAATAAGGACACTGCGGATAATAGCGCCTGTTTGGATATTCTATATTGAGCTTTTGCACTATAGACTTTGCGTTGATCTTCAGCAAGAAGCCACCGCCCTGCGTCACCTCGCAGATGCCGCGAAATAGATCGATACACTCGATCACGCGACCTGCAGCGTCAAAGAACGCACGCCGGAGATTTAACGTCGCACCATCTAGGCCACCATTATGAGCGACTTCCAATACAGGCACACCACCAATTTGGTCGTTTTGACTAGCAGTAATGGTTACGCTTAATTTATCAACACTAACTGTACTGTTCGTAGCTATTTTTTCACGCGTAATAATAGGGCCATCACCTTTATAAGTGTGGCCCCCATAATTTACATCTGCATCGGTATCGGCCCAGTAATAGCTGATACCGCTTTTTAGTTTTAACTCGTACAAATCACATGACAAGAATGATTGAGATGTGCTTAAATGATTGCTTAAAATCTGTCCGACTTCCTTCATTTACTCACCTCACTGTTACCAATTTAAAAGACTTAGACTTGAATATGTCTTTATAAATAATTTCGTCCGTATAATCACCACTGAACATGACCTTCCAATAATATGTATAGTCAGCTGTAATAATAGCATTTGGTGCTACTGTTACCCCTTGTGCTAATCTAATTACGCCCTTATCGGATACAGCATTTACCGGTGTCCCATTAGCATATAATTTTAGGTTTTCAATATGTGCTACTGGTTCCCTAAAATCTCCATACAAACGAACTGCTTGCCATTCAGATTGAGCCCCAGTACCTAAACGAATTCCCTTTTCCTCATAGTCTTCTGGGTCTAACCAAAGGAAAGGGACTGTACCGCCTTTTACTTTTGCATAGAACCCCATGAGTTGCTTATGCTCCTCTGGAGTTAATATTGCAAATTCAGTAGTAATTGTATATTGCGGATATTGCCATGTTGTCATGGTTCTCACTCGGCCACTACCTGTACGCTTTGTCTTAGTGTCCCATTTTTGAGCCTTCGTAGACTTCCATGCAAGGGATTTGATATCCGGAAATTTAATTAAATCTGCCACGCTACCACGTCCCCTCCGTTGCTATGAATTCCCTATCCTGATTAACTAAAAACTGCCTTAGCGAGCGTCCTGCTGAGTTTTCGAGCCATGTTCCAAATGATTGAGCGTCCATAGCAGATACGTTAAACGTAATACTACCAGCACCGCCACCATTGGCACGAGCTATACCACCACCAATTTCATCGTATGTACTTTCGCTCAAAGGTAATACAGCTTCTTTATACTTACCTTCGCCAATTTCAGCATATGTCGAGCCATAAGCCACACCACCGCTTGCCAGTTTAGGTAAAGATAGATTACTACTGAATCCACTTGAACCGGAATTAAACATACCAGAGAACGTACTTTGTGTAGCTGTTTGAGCTGCACCAGCTGCCGTGTTAGCACTCCATGCAGCCATACCAGCGATAGCACTTGCACCAAACGTTGCCATACTAACTTGTTGTGCCAACGCAGACCATGCCGGATATTGAGCATTAGCCGCAGCAGTACCAGTTGCAGCCTGTTGAGCTGCCATCATTTTCCCAAAAACGGCTTGCTTAATTTGACCGGCTATCCATTGAGCCACACTATCAGCAATAGTTTTGAGGATAGCTTTACCAAGATTTTGGAATGTTTGCATAAGTGTTGTTGTACCTTGAATAAGTCCTGAGATAGAACCTTGCAAGCTGTCTAACCCTGCTTGTGCAGCATCGAACAGAACTTGTTGTCCATTCCAATGAGCATCGAATACAGCCTGTTTCCATTCTTCAAGGAGCTGTTTCTTCAAGTCGTAATGCTGTTGCTCAGCTATATATTCATCGCTTAACGCAGCTTGTAACGCCTCGAAGTTTTGAGTACGCATAGCCTCTTCAATGGCATACTTTTCGTTAACTAGCTCGGTACGTTGTTGCAAAGTCTTTTTAGCATACTCATCTTGTGCCGCTAACAACTCCTCGTTTTTCATTTTCTCGTAGGAAATTTGTCCGTCAGCACTCATTTCGAATTCAACACCTCGTTGTTTTAACAGATCAATATGATGTTGTTGCTCCATTTTGTCCATTTTCATGAACTTATCGACCATTTCTGCATAACGGTCCTCGATTTCGTCAATGGCGTTGGCATAATCTGTTGCCAACTGCACGGCAGGAGATACACTGCCTGTACTATCTTTACTTGAAGTTTTAAACGCAAAATCTTGTTGCATATCACGAATACCAGTTTCAATAGCTCGAAGTTTTGTAAATTCCTCTTGCTTAGCCTTGATACGTTTATCCGCATAAACATCGTTAAGGTTCTTTAAATCTTCTTGATAATTAACGTTAGCACTCTTTGATTTATTGAGCTCATCGAGTTCCTTTTTGTATTGCAATTCGATTAGTTCGACTTGATTGCCTTGCATTTCCAAGAACGATTGCAAGATTTTTTCGTGTACCTCTTTGGCCTCTTTTGCAAGATCCTTTCCGGAGTGGCCTTTACCACCTCCGCCACCTTTTCCACCTTTACCGGTGCCAGCGGAACCGCCATCATCTCCGCCACCACCGCCAACGTCTAGGCCTGTATCACCGCCACCGGATAACCCTTGTGTTATTTGTGAAGCCATATTAACGCCAGTATTAACAATATCTTGTGCCGTTTCAGCACTGATTGTATCAACTTGTTGAATAGCGTTAAAAGATGTACCAAAGAATTTTGCTACTTTATCGCCTACGCTATTAAGTTTGGCAATTAACCAGTTAAGGCCTTCGATAATCTTATTTACACCCCAAACAGCGGTGTGCACAATAGTTGAAAATACCGAACTTAACGTATTACCGAAACCATTAGACGCAGCAGATGCAGTCGCAAACACGCCGACCAAAGTCATTATAACGGATATTAATATTCCGACTGGGTTTGCCTTCATTACAACATTTAATACACGCTGAGCAGTAGCTGCAGCTAATGTACTACTTCTTAAAGCTAGAAACAGAGATTTAAGGACAGTTGTCCCAAAAGTCAATGCGCCTATCGATAAGATAGTACCTTGAATTGCCACTTTAACAACAGTCATTGCTAACGCATAAGACCTAGTTGCAATTGCAGAGGCGACTTGTGCAGTTTTTAACGCTACAGTTTTTACAGTCAATGCAGCAGTTTGAGCGCTACATAATGCGACTGTCGCTTTATAAGTAATAAATGCAGTTGTAACACCTACAATGGCAGTGGCAACCCCTGGCATGGCGGTTCTAAACAGGTTCGCAAAGCTCGTAACAATATTCTTAGCTGTACCAATTACAACTGATAACGCACTAAATGCACCCCTTACAGTAATAATGGCTGCTTGTGCGGCAGTGCCAACCAAACGAAAGGCAATAGACAACCCAGCAAGTGCATCGTTTAATACACCCGAACTTGTCATGTTGCTTATTTCTTCCATAGCTGGTTGAAATGCAGCTATTAATTCGTTCTGAACTTGCGTTCCTATATCTTGGAACGTCATAGGAATTTCTGCAAACTTAGCGTTTGTTTCTTCTGCACTATTGAATAGGGCTTCCTTGATAATGTCAGCAGTAATGAGCCCTTGCGAACTCATTTCCTTCAATTGGCCTACAGTCAAGCCCATTTCACTGGCAATAGATTGTGCCAACATCGGAGCATTTTCCATAATAGAGTGGAATTCGTCCCCTTGTAACTTACCAGCTGCCATTGCTTGTGTTAACTGGTACATAGCTGATGTTGTTTCTTCAACGCTAGCACCGGAGATCTTGAACTGCTTATTCAACTGTTCAACAAAATAGATTGCTTCGTCATTAGATGAAAAAGCGTCTTTTGCAAGCATGTTCAACTTAGCCACACTGTCGGCCATATCTAAATAGCTACCACGAGAACGGTTAGCTGCGCTATAAATCTTGTCCATAATTTCAGCAGTAGACTGACTGCCGTCATTAATTAGATTGATACGTGCCCTAATCTGTGTAAGTTGGTCGGTGGTTTGAACAGCACTAACTGCCATATCTTTCATGGCACGCCCTGCAGCTTCAATACCTATTGCCGCAGCACCAAATGCAGCACCACTTTTGGCAGCGTTCATGATACTAGGAATTTCTACTCCGAAGATCTTCTGTGCTTTACTTTTAACAGCTTCCATTGAAGCAGTAACGTCTTTTCCTAGTGCATTTTCCGCTTTCTTAGCCACCCTATCAAGTGCTTGTTCCGCACCACTAGATGAACCAACTATGCGAACATTGATTTGTGAATCTGCCATTTTCTTATATCTCACCTCCCGCCTGTCTGAATTCTTCCATGAATAACTTTTCCTCTGTTTTGCGTTGTGCCAACGTCATAGGGTGTAATTGCTTCATGATGTCCTCAACTTTTAATCGCTTATTGCCAGCAATATGAACGTTTGTCATTATACAAGTAAAATAAGCCTGTCTACGGTCCTCAATCTCCATTCGCAATTCGTACCCTTCCACCAGTTTGTAATATTCCATAGGGCTTAATTTCATAAACTCCCAAGGTTTCAAATTGAGTGGACCATACGCCATACGCTCGGCCTTTGTTATCCATAAATTAAAAGAGGGGGCTGTATAGCCCCCTTCTAGTTTTTTGCTTCTGCTTCCTCTGCTTCTGCCTCGGATTGTGCTTTTTCGTCAGCCTCTTCAGGGAATGAAGCATAATATGCTTTTTTGCCAAATACACCACTACCGATTAATGCCTTAACAATCAATTGCACGAGGTCTGCATATTGAACCGAACCTTCATCAAATAATTGTTGGAGCTTTTCTTGATAGTAAATGTAATCGCGTTTACGGCCCTCGTGTTTCATTCCTACAACAAACGCCGTAATCAATTGATTGAACGTCATAACACCAGCTTGAACGGCTTTAAAAATAGGTTCACCCCATAGCTGTTCAAGTTCAGCAATTCGACCAATCGTAAAATAAATTGTTTCGCCAGTATTAAATACATCACATGTGATTTTTTTCATGAGTGCGCACTCCTTATATCAAATATAAATTATGGTTGTTTCAATTCAGACAATGCACCTACGCCATTTAAACTGCCTTTATACGTTGCCACATCGTCATGTGGTGTATTCATAGATAGTTCTGTAATGGAGCAAATACCTGTCATGTAGGCTTTATTAGGATATTCAATCTTGATGTTGATAAGATCATCATTCAAGAACGCTTTTTCTAACAATTGCAATGACTCTTCGTTAGGCATAAGCAATGTTTCAAGGTCAATGGACCACTCTTTAAGACCTGGAATGGTAGCCTTCCAGCCATTAGTACCTTTATGAGATGCGTCGATGCTATCAGCCTTACGAGATACATCACCTGTACGCTGTCCGCCTAACAAAAGCCATTCAGCACCTGTTGTTTCGTCGGTGCCAGTATTAACATAAATCAAATAATTTTTACCGGCAGTAGGCATTGCAGCCTGTTGCGGTTTATAAAGTTTTTTTGCTGTAGCTGGTTGAGCTGGCATTAGTAGATACCTCCGTTTGTTTCTTCATTCAAATTAATAAGGCGAGCCACAAACCTGTACTGTGTGCCAATCAATGGCCGTACTGAATCATGGTCGCCTACTTTACTTGTACATTTAATATCGATGATTTGATAACCGCTATCTTGCAAGATACATGCTTCCGGAACTAATCTGCCACATGAATTACGAAGATTATTCATAATCGCCTCGAAAGTATCCTCGAACTTAGCGATAACTTCATAACCTACGTTCATATCAGGGTCGTCATTCCGTCCCCACACTTCAATGTATAACTCTTGTTGCAATTCAGATTGAATGGTATTATCTCCCGGCGTTGTTTCTCCCCTAATCACCATAATTACGCCATTCGCATCGATGTTTGCAGCTTGTGGCCTCATAGCCCCAAGAATAACATTGAAGCCCGTTCCGTGGCTATCAATTACATGTTTGATATGTTGCATGAGTTCGAGCCACATATTACCCCCTGAAAATTTCTACAGTTCGATACCTAGCATATTTAGTAGGGTCGCCTGTTAACTCTTCCGGTGTAATTTGCTTTTCGCATATTGTGATACGTTCATCGATATATTGCAGTTTTTTGCTGTAAAAATCATCGGTTGAGCCGTCGCGAGTATATGCACCTGGTAACGCATAAGCCTTGTCAACGCACACAAAACGATATATATAGAGTTGCACCAATTCATCGACTAGATAACCTCTTACAATATCGCCCTCTAATACTCCAAGACGTTTTGCAAAGGCATATAATGCTTTTTCTGCACGTTCTACATGTTGAGGTAGAACCTCTTTGCCTAACAGCTCATCGGTGAACTGCATTTCTTCGTATTCATATAGCATTGTTACACCTCTAAATATCTATTCGAATTTCTTTTTCTTTATCACCAAGCCAATCGCTATTTGAAAGATCATTAATAGCAAGCCCGGTGGCTTTTGAAAAAGTATCAAATACATCATTACGTTTTCTTTCCAACGCTTCATATAAGAATGGGTCTGATTTGGTCCCTGGGTGGTGAACTTCCTTCGAGAAGAAAAAGCTATTCCCAGCCATCGGAACCCAACGCAATGCACGTTTAGTTTTAGGCTTAATAATATGAGGTCTTGTACCTTGATGAACGAATATTCCATAAGGTGCTACCTGATTGTCAATGTACACTACCCCAATATTATTGCCATTATCAAAACTAAATTTTGTATCAACAGCCCTTTCCAATTGAGCGGTACGAGTTATAAAATCATGCTTTTGTTGTGCTTCATTTTGCACCATAAAGGCGCTCGATTTAACAGCTTGTCTAAGCCGTCTCTCGAACACCTCTTTCGGTAACATGATTAGGCCTCTTTATCGGATTTTTTACCGCTACGTTTTAGCGTTTCATTATCTTTTACAGGCTCCAATTCTTCAATTGTAAAGCCTTCATCTTGCAAGCGTTTAATATCATATTCTTCGCTTACATATTGTACTTCGTTTAATCGTACAAGACGTGCCATATTATCCACCTACCTTACGCACCTACGTTAACATGAATTGCAGCCAATCGATTTTTAGGAATCCATAAATCATGATATTTACGGTAGTCGATTTTCCAAGCGTCTGCTTTTTGGTTAATGTCCGGAGTAAATACGCGTACTTTATCTGTCTTAGATACAGCAATTGGTGCACGTTGAGGCATGATAATCCAGTTAATTTCTTTGGCTGCTGTATCAGCTTTAAAACCGCCAGCCTCTTGACCGGAAGTCTTACCATCGTTAAACACGTATTGTGTTTTTAAACGAGAGGACGGCACACCAAGAATAGGAATGTCATTAAAAGAACGAACTTTAGTGTTAATTGCACCAGCTTTAAATTGAGCTACGTCCAAATATTTATGGAATTTATCTGCATTATTCAAGATAGAACGTAACTTAGTAGACATACAGATGATAAGTGCTTCATCTTCACCGATTACGTCTTGAATGTCTGTAATTTCTGCGTCCAATTTATCGAGAATATCAGTAACAGCAGGTGTATACCCAGTTGTTACTTTATTTTCTGTAGTTGCTAATGCAGCAATTTTGGAATAGCGATAGCTATCAATTTCAGGAATAACTTGTGTACGTTGGAATTCACCCATTACAGTGCCAGCAGTTGCAACGAAGTTTGTTTCGTTTACGTCCATGGAGTCGAGAGAGAATGTACGGCCACGGTCTTGTGTCATTTTGTAAGGGTTAAATTTCAAAGTAACGGAACCACGATTGAAGCCTTCATCGCGATCATATTTTGCCATACCTTGCATGCTAATTTCAGGAATATGAACAGTATCACCGCCATCGTATTTGACTTGACCTGCGTTCACTTCCATAAAACCAGTAGTGGAACCAACTAACATTTGTTGGTCGAGTACAGTTTGAAACTGTTGAGAGTATTGTAATGTATTAACTGCCATGTAATTGACCTCCAATAATTAAATAATTACATTTCAATGCCTACAGCCTTAGCGAATTCAGCCTTAATTGCGTCAGGACCATTACCACCTGTACCACCTTGTCCGCTACCTGGATTGCCAGTCGCTTTAACGGCCCAAGATTTACCTTGCAACCATTCTGCAGTGCGGTCTTGAATAGTACCGATAGTGCCATCTTCTTTTGTATAGCCATAAGTGCCATCGTCCTGCACTTTAATGTCATTGGCAACTAATCGTGCAAACTCCTGCGGATCAACCGCATTAGCCTTTGTGAAAGCGTCCAATGTTTGTGCCATAATTTCAGATTGAATTCGTTTGGCTTCTGCTTCTTTTGCCTTAGTTTCTGCTTGCTCGAACTTATCGCTCATAGCTTTTAATTGCTTTTCGAGCTGTTTGTACTCTGGCGAGTTAGAACCAGCCCCTGCTTGTTCTTCTAATTCACTAACACGAGTTGTCAACGTATCACGTTCACCGGTTAACTCCGTGATTTGTTGTTGTAGCTTTTCACGTGTTGTCTTAGCCTCAGCATTAAGACGGGACGTCTCCCCCTTAATAGCCGTGATAAGTTCTTGACCGTTCTCCAATTGTTCGAGTGCTTGATAAACTTCTGCGATGTTCATGTTGTAACCTCCGTAATAACATGAGAAAAATATATGTAATAGGACTCCTCCTGATTACACCAATAAAAATACGCCCAATCATCACACATGAAAGGGCGTAAACAAAAAGCACATACAATTACGTATGTGCTTAAAGCTTATATTTTTTTAAAATTTCATCAATTTGTGCCTGTTCTTCTTCAGTAATTACATCATCTGGAGTTTTTGTTACAGGCAAATCGGCATATTGACTATCGTCCGCCAATAAGATTGGTATATCCTTTTTCTTCTTTTTATTTTTCTTCATATTCTATAATTCCCTCCTTTACAAGCCACTGTATAACTGAATTCATTGCTTTCCATGTGGACTGATACTGTTTAATATCATTATACAGTGTCTTCATATCATTTACAACTTTATCTACGTCTATGTTTCTATTAATATTTTTTATTTGATACACACGGCCAATACTATCGATAAGAACAGCACTATGAACGCTCTTATTTCTTAAATAACTTTCTATATCAGTGGTAGAAAACGTTATATTTTTAGGATGATTATGTATTACTACATATCGATTTGTAGGCGTTTTATCATTGTTAGGAAAATAAATTCCTACATTATTAGAGCCTATTTTACCGATATTTTCTTTACCAACTTTTTTAGTTGCTAAATCAATCATTATGCCACGTTCTCGATTATAACCATTTGCAGCATTTAAGCATGCTATACATTCTGAAAATATTAGTCTAGTTATATCTTTTGAATATCCTAATTCGTTATATTTATCACGATACTCTTTGTTGTTTATAACTTTCGTATCAATAATATAATCAAAATTTATACCGCTACCCTTTGGAGGGTGTAGTTTTACAGTATTTTTAGGCATTTCCTGTGTCATAACAGGAACCCTTGCATTAAAAACGTTAGACGTCCAACCTCTTGCAAAGTCTTGCCAAGCTCCTTTGCCACTCAGCACAGTATCTCGACCATGTACACCGAGTAGTACTTCTTGATTTGGTTTAGTTAGCGTTTGAATATAATCCAATCCAGCTTGATTTATTCCCTTGTGCTGCTTATTCTCTTGAATATCTAACTCTGTTAATGGTTGTATATGACACATACAATGAGGGTGAGCAGGCAATGTTGGTAATTTATCTTTAGGATATACGCCTTTGCCAAGTCCGTATAAATCAGCATTAGCATAAAAGTCGCAAATATCGAAGCGAGGGTGCCTTGCAGCTAACCGCCATTTATAGGCTACGATATCATCATCGTTCATGTACCTATTTACTTGACCGTCAGCATAAGCCCTCGCATTTTCTGTTCTCGCTATACGTTCAGCATTATAACGTGTTTTTTCTTGAACAGCAGTTTCCAATGCTTTATTGATACGTTCATCGTTGCCTTTATCAATAGCATGGGTTAATTCAGTATATGCAGCCCTAACGCCTGGAGTAGTGAGCCTTGATACTTTATCACGAACACTACGCAGCACCTTGCGTTGTAGTTGCTTCCCTTCTGGTGTGCTACTGCCAGTTATATTGAGCTTCGTAAGATCATTAATAAATTTAGGTAAAGAGGCTTCCGGAATAATACCACCATTGCCATACCCATCGAAGATTGATTTTGCAGTATCTCGTACCGCCTTATTGGTTTTAAACGCTTGCGTCAAAGTATCTGCAACGCTTTGTTTAATAGCCTTAGAACGCCCATGAAGGCGACTAGATAATGTTAAATTATCAGCCGCCCAGCTTTCAGCCATTGCCATTGAAATGCTTTTAGTGCTATACGGAACATCATTGCCATATCCAGCTATGAATGAATTCGTTAAATCAGCCTGTAACGTAGGCTTCATTAACTGCATAACAGGATATGCCTCATAAGCCTTTTTAACAGCTTGTTTAGGACTATAACCTAATTCAAGGAGTTTCTTTATCTCTGTCTCGAAGTTGGTTATCGCCTTGTCTATTTCCTTCTGCGTCCTCATCTACTTCGTTCCCCTCATCATGATATGCAAGATCCTGTTCTTGTTGTTGAACAGCTTCTTCAATTTCATCAATAATTTTGTCATACTCTTTTGGCTCGAGATTAGGTACATAGCTGTCTAATACCTTTTTGCCTGTTTCGACCTTCAAAGTGTTACTGCCAAGGTTTAAATCAAGAACAGATTGAGATTGAGCGATAACATCAGCCACGTCATTAATTTTAAAGTTGCGAGGATAATCACATTTATAACCGATATTTTCACCGGTCCACAATTCATATAAATCAATGATGTCATATTCTGCGTTTTCACACTGAACGGAGAAGTCAGCCAGCCGTTGATTAGTTCTTTCAAAATCCCATTGCTTGGCTACACCGCTTTTTGACTCTTGCACACCTATTACTGAGTTAATTCCTGACAAACGGTACATATCGTCTGTAAGGGTTTTAATTGTTTGTATCAGAATTTGTGCCGGTCCAATATCCGGTGCGATAAATGCAGGAGCATGACCTGATTCGGCTGGATACATTAGCACATTATTTGTGCCTAGCGTAATATCACCGATATTTTGACCGTTATCAGGCAATGTCAAAATACTAAACGTTTGCATACTTAATATTTGAGATAATAACGAGCATTGATGATATATTTGGTGATTAGTTCTCGCGATAGATAGAAATTCAGGAGGTGGCAATATATCTGTTTTCTTTGAGCTACGTCCAAACCATTGAACAACAGGTATCCTGCCAATATTATGCTCACCTTGTGCAATTACTTTGTTGTTATCATCTTTTGTTACCCATGATGTTTTTGTCCATTCATGGAATTGTGTTTTTGCGGTTCCTTCCTCATCGAACACTTGAGATGTGTACGCAAATAATTCCAGTTCGCCTATTTCGCTAATTCGCCAATTATATACGCATTTTGGCTCAACCGCATATAAGTAAGGAAACTGGCGTTTAGAGATCACATCGGCCATCGTTTCACCAAACTCTGTTACGTTATCGACAATGATATACATAACACCATACAATTTTGCTTGCGTTGCATTAAAACGCATAAATTCTTGGAGCGACGTTCCTAATCGGTCTACGTTCTCCAAGAATGAAGCAAAAAGTTCGCTTTTGTTATAGTCGCGTGATATTTCGTCTTTAAAAATAGGGTCGACACTAGCATTGAGTATCGGCCCTGTATGGTTTAAATAATATGAGAGTTTTTGGCGGTACTCATAATTCTGTGAGCTTTCACGAGAATATTTAGGTAATGCACCACCATTAGCGAACATGCCTGTGCCATAATAAGCGTCATGCAGTAATTCGTATTCGCTATCTCTTGGATTTGACATAACAGCCATATATAATCCTCCTAATAAATATCAACTTGGCCTGTTTTAACCACAGCAAATTTTTCAAATGCATACCTCATAGCATCCATTAAATGATTATTATCATCTTCAGGCTTGCCGGTATACTTACCAAATCTATCTTTCCCCCATTGATACTGGCTAATCTCAGTAAGGAAATTAACACATCTAGGGTGTACTATAATTTCATAGTCCTGGATGCGCTGCACACCATTCAGAATACTATCCGCACCTTTTTTAGATGCTCGAGTTCGAGTCAATCCAAATTCTCTCAATTCTGTTATACTTTTAGGCTCGGCACAATCAGCAATGATAGCTTCTTTTGCATATCCCAAACGTTGTACTCGTTCAGCTATTGCTCTGTTAGTAAGAGCTCGTTCATAGAGTTCATCAAATACATATAGTCGACGTTCTGCAGCATCAACGACACCACAAAAGAGAGCTGTCGGGTCTGTAGTATAACCAAAATCCAAGCCAAATATGGCTTTTACCCCTGGTAACTTGCGTACTTCATCAATACTGAAATCTTGTTCCTTCCAGTTTTCGTATACAAGACCATCAACTACCCCCCACTCACCCAAGCCAGCTACTTTATACCGCTTAGGATTCTTTTTCATTTCCTCAAACAGTGCTAAGTCTGATTCGCCCAGGAACTCATTACACATATAGTTAGTAGTTAAGGCTAATACATTTTCGCTAGACTCATCAAAGAAGCGTTTCTTTAACCAGTGCCTATCTGACCACGGATTAAATGTTAAGACCACCTGGTGATACATCCCATTAGGCAACTGACCACGTATAGATTCATCCAATCTATTGAATGCATCTTCGCTCATAATCTCGTAAGCTTCTTCAATCCAGAGCCTACACAGAGCCCCAACTTCAACCGTAATGGATGTTACTTTTAATGGATCATCAAGACCTCTAAAGAGAATCTTTTGCCCTGTCGGTATGTATGTTATTTCGAGAGGAGATACGGAACATTTAAAGTACCGCTCCACCTTCAACTGGCGCATGGCCCATTTAAGCTGCGCGAAACAACTGTCACGCAAAGTCCGTTCTGTCTTACGAACCACCAGCCAATTAACGCAAGGATTCTCCATTATCTCCATAATAACTTTTAGAGACTGCGTGGAGGACTTCTTACTGGCACGACTGCCTTTTACTACTTTATAACGGCCTTTGAACCGCCAAAAAGCACCGTACCCCTTGCCTACGATATCAGGTAAGTACACTTTGTTAGTCGGCAATATCATCACCACCTACGATGATAACTGGTTGCACATCAATCGTAGTATCACCGCTAAGAATCCGATGTCGTTTGGCCATGAGTTCTAGTGCTTTTAGCCTAGAGCGCTCATCAGGTGGTTTATCAATGATACGTGCTTCAGAACAACCTTCCCCAATCCCCTCAATAACCACTTGCTTTTCATTTGAAAGTCCTAGAGCAATTCTTGTTAACTCGTACTCAACTTGTTTGGCTGTCATGATATTTTCGTCTAAATAGGCCTCTCGCAACTCTGCAACCCTTGATTTTATGTCAACATTTGACAACAAGCGACTACCTATTCTATTAGCCGTATTCTTAGAATAACCAGTGCGAATAGCGGCCTGTGTCGCATTCATATCCTTGATGTACTCATGACAAAACTTTTCATGCCGTTTGTTTTTCAATGCAGCCACTATCTCACCTCCTAGCTACTTTAAAACACCTTTATTCTGCTTATATTTACCGCACTCCTTATGAACCTTTACGGTTTTTGTTTTTACTAACGAATGTGATGGCGCATACGACTTACACATATGATCAATATGAATTCCATTAGCCTTGCACCAACCTTTGACATTATTTAGGCATCGTCTCTTTTCACAATACACATCAGTCAATCGTATTCACCTCGCTTTCTTAAAATTGGGATATAAAAAGACCGCCCAATCGTATAGATTAAGCGGTCTTTTTGCTTTAGTGTTCTAGGTATTCACTTTGTCGAGAGAGATTAATTTGTTTCCCTATTAACTCACACTATCATTATAAACTGTCAAGAAGGACAGGTCTAGGACAGTTTTGGGACAATTTTCATGTCAGCTTTGTATTTAACCCAATAACGCCCCATAGTAATACAGATAACTCTTCAATGCCTCTAGCGATGTAGCGTTTGATGGTGCGAACATCTGGCTTTTCAGGAAAGGATTCAGCAATTTGCTCTAGCGTTTCCCCACTAATATAATACCTACGCATACACTCACAATACTTAAATTGCTTTGTACTACACTTCTCAGCATAGATATCGAGCATGTTATTTACATGTCTCATCATCAATGCTGTTTTTTCTTTGCTTTTAACAATCGCATTAACTTTTACAACGCTATTATCATCAAACATATCAATTAACAGTTCATTGAGCCATATATCCTCGGCTTGTGTCGAATCCGTGATAGCATTGTCTACGTATGACTGTAACTGACTATAATGCTTAAGCAGCTTGATCGTGTTGTGTCGAAGTTTACGACCTAACTGTGCATTTTCTTGCTTGGCTAATTCATAGTAGGTTTTTGTGGCCACCTCAGTGGCCAACCTAGTGATTTTTTCAATTTCGTATTCATTCAAATACATCTCCCCCTTTTTAATTTGTAGTTTAGTCCGAATTGTGTTTATACCAACTTCAAAAGAAGTATCTAACCAAAAATTAAATTATGTTCATGGCTTTCCATTCATCTAACGTGAATATCGCCTTACCATGCTTTTGAGCATATTCGTACTCACCATTGCACCCTCGGCTATTTTCCCAACCAGGACACAATATTAACACGTCACAATGATTCAGTAGGCCTAAACATATGTCTAAGCCCTTCTGGTAATCATCACCAGTTAAATACATAAATCCGTAATTGTGAATCGGCGATACATAATCATGATTTGTATCACTTAAAACCAACTCACTCATAATCGTATCTATCTTTTCTTTATTGCTCTTCTTCCCGCCATAAGGGTGCGCCACATATACTAATCTTTTCCTCATTCGCTCTCCGTTCGTTTAAAAATAGCTCGTAATGGTTTTTATTGCATAATATTTTTAAACGCCGTCTAGGCGCCAATATTTTAATCCTAGAGGCATTTATTACTACAGGAATATACTCATATGCTCTGAAATATGTAGAATTACATAATTTTCTGTATCCGTTATGATTTCATCGGCCATTGTTCCTATGAACTTTCTATTGTCATTTTCTAACACACCTGCCAATTGTAGACCATCAAGAATAAATTTCTTAGCGAACGCTACATTGTCAGGATCATGCCTGGTCGATGAGTGCCATTCAAATAACAGGTCTACTTTACCCTTAACCGATTCTATCTGTTGTGATAAACATTGTTCTTTGACTTGCTCGGTGCATTTCTTTTTCATAGCAGCGGCAGCTATAGTCGAACCACGCTCACAGTCAATGTACTCATTCAGTGTTGGGAATCTATCATGGGTTTTCTTTCTAAATCGAAACTGACAACGTAGGATAATCTTCATCGGTGCGAGTCTCCCCAAAATATAGCCTCTTCATAATCTTTGCCACGTAATCTATCAATCACTCGTTCGCTATAATGGTCTTTTGTTTGGTCGTTATTATAATTAGTTGTCAGTATAACTGGCTTCATATCATGGTATCGGCCAATAATAATGCTTTCAACTTTTGTGTGCACCCAATCAGATTTAGAATACTCCGCTCCAAAATCATCTAACAGCAACAGCGGAATATTCCTGAGCTTTTGTTCATAATTTAGAAATGCAACTCTATCACCCTTAGATAATGTGAGCATAATGTCCAATAGACTAGGCATAGAAATCATCATACAGCCCCGGTTTAGCGCTAGAACCTCTTTCAGAATACTAACTGCTATAGAAGTCTTTCCAGTGCCAGCAGGGCCCCTTAAAATCAATCCTTTGCCACTTTTAAGATTTGCCTCTAGGTTATCCACATAATGTTTTACTACAGCATATGCTTCTGAATTTTCTTTAGGAAAGCTGCCATGTTTACGTAACCACTCAAAATCCATGTCATAGTATCGCCGAGGGATACCAACAGCAGCATAGTCCCCATTGACATCACTCTTAATCACTACAGGCTTATCATAAACAGGATAAAAGAACTCATCCTTTACCATGGACTCTCTCGTATTCTGCTTGCCAGTCGACTTCTTCCTTTTTTCGAGAAACGTTTCTAGCATTTCCGTTATGTTTACTTGCTCCAAAATCTTTTTGCACCTCCTTCTTTAGATTCCCTGCCGTGACAGTTTCAACATACTTGATGCTATTACCGCCATTATCAGCTGTGGTATTAATAGCCACAATGACTCGTTCTTTGCCATAAGACTCAACCAGATCATCTAACCGGTCTTTAATGACAGGTGATACATCTCCGATTGCTTTCATGTACAAATCATAAATGGGTTTATTTTTTACTTCATCATCGTCAAACATAGAAAGAGGATTTTCATCTTCACGCGCGCGCGTATCTCTCTCTATATTATTTTCTTTCCTTTCCTTTCCTTTAGCTTGATTTGCTTCATTTGGTTCGTTTGCTTGAAGCATTTGCTTCGTTTTGCTTCGTTGTTCAGCACTCTTAAGACCACCTAAACGTCCAGCCTCACTACGTTTTCTGGATATTTCAGCTTGCTTATTTTTCCGGAGCAAATTTCGTCGAATAAGAGAGGGAGACCAAAAATACTCGCCATCCGTCTCTAGTAGCTCACACTCATTTATAAGCAAATTTACAAATGCTTCTGCTTGCTCTGTTTTGCTTAAATTTGCTTCATTGCTTGAAGCATTTGCTTCGTTTTGCTTCATTCCGAACGCTATGCCTAACCCCGTGAATGTAATTTTATCCATTGGTAATCTATACTCTTCCTGTACAGCCAACTGCTCAATCAGTATCCACCACCACGCATAAGAAATTATGCCGCATAGCTCTTTCATTACGATGATTTTAGGGTCATTACTAGCATTAACATCGTGACTGAAGTAATAGACATCCCTTCCCATCCGTTACTCCTCGTTTGTAAATAAATTGCCTTGTGCACGTTTACCAGCAATAAACCTTACACATTCATCAATTAAGTCTTGCACTGAAATAGCAAATGTACGATCTGCATACTCTACCGGCAACCAATCAGTCTTGAATTTCAATTCATCAGTGGAGGTTGCATCTTGTATAATGCCTTCAACGCTGACTTTCTCCACCACATCCTCGATAGCGCCATATTTAAACTTGAATGACCGTACGACAAACGGGATGTTAAACTCCTCCAGGAATTCAAAGTTCTTTTTCATAATAGCCTGTAGTCGGCTGAAAGCTTGCATAAGTTCAGGTCGTGTATCATCTTTAGATTTAATGGTAAAGACATCTGTCAAGCCTGTAGCAGATGGTTTCTGATAGGCGATATTGATATCGTTATCTGTAATTTGAATCGATTTAACAATCATAATGGACTCCTTTCTTGTTCTACGACTACATATTTACCGGTGGCGGCTTCAACAGCTTGTTTAAACAAAGCTGCATCGGAGTTTTCATCAGATAAATGAAGTAGGCGAATGTCCTGGCACTTGGTAAGGTCCATAGACTTTAGAAATTTAATAACATTCTCTAGCGAAAAATGGGATTGAATTAATCGTTCCATACGTTTCTCATGTAGGCATCCATCGTCAACGCGTTGGTTTAGGATTTCATATGAATGATTACACTCGACCATGATATGATTCACATCTTTAAATGTGTATCGACAATAATAGGTATCCGTAATGTATAAGAGTTTCTCTTCACCATCGGTAATTAAAAAACCAACATTCGGAACATCATGCTCTAATTCAAATGGTAAGATAGTAAAATTACCTATTTTGAATTGAATCTTAGGCGTTATATAGACCACATTATGATGACCAGTAACATAGATTGCCTCAGCTGTGTCTTTTAGCATATACACACGATGTCCGAGTTTTAATAAATCAGGCACGGCCTTGCAATGGTCGCCATGTTGATGAGTCACTAATACACCGCATAGATGCACAAAATTAAATCGACAATATCGCTGTATGTCTTTAAATGCTAATCCTGCATCTAATAATAATTCATCCCCATTAGTTGAGGTTTTGATTCGGTAGCAGTTCCCTTTTGAGCTACTACCGAATGCTTGAATACTAATCACAATTAATCACCAAACATATTGACGACTTCGCCTGTTTCAGGATCTACGAATTCATTTGTGGGAGTAGGCTCAATGTCGATTACTTCGCTATTGGCATTGTTTTCTATTGTTTCTGCAACCACATCTGCAGTATCAACAACCTTGCCTTCAACATCGATAATTTCATCTGCAGTCTGTAAGCCCATTGAAATTTCAGGTGCCGTAGTTCGAATCAACCAAGCTGCTGCTCTATAACGTAGCATTTGGTCTGGCATTGTTTTCCATTTAGAGCCTTTTTTATCGTACCAGCCTTCTTGTTTTGCTAGTGCGATAGTTACTTCAGGGCCTGCTATAATTTCGTCGCTTCCTTTTTCTCGAGTATAAGCGACAATGCCTTGGCTATCGGTTCCTCTTTCTCCAGTTGGTCTATATTTAATAGCTTCAAACCGCCCGCATTGATTAAACGTGGCAATTAAAAATTTAGAGGACCACCCAGGATTTCCATATACGATATATAAGTTTTGCATCACCATTAATGGGCTAGCGTTCATTCGGGTTGCCATTTCTAAGGCGATAATAGCATTCCCCATATTCTGTTCCCCCTGGAATTGTTGTGGAACTAGCGTGGAATGTGTAAACATTTTTGCTTGCCGTTGTAGCAATTCAAAACCCTCTGCAGATTGAAAACCAGGTAGATTAGTATTGCTTCTTGTTACTACTTCATTTGCCATTGTGTGCCTCCTATGCTACGTCTTCACATACAGCATGAATGTTTAATTTTGTTAAGATACTATGAATTTCTAAGCGGCCTTTTTGTGTCCACTTAGTCGTGATTTTTGAATCTAGGCGACCATCACTTCTACAGAATGTAAACGTTTCTGATTTTGTAAACCCTTTAGCCATATGCTGCTTGTAGAGAATCCATTGATCACCGACCTTACGTTGTAGACCAGCTTCATGCAAGATTTTATTTAACTCTTGAGCACTAAGACCATAGTCAGCTGCAATTTGAGTAATCGCTAAACAGGATTTACTTGAGAGAATTTTATCTACGTAATCCTTAACCGGTTTAAACTCCGCAATCTGCTGTTCTTGTTGTGCTACAATTGCTTTCGTTGCATTATGTGATTCTACCTCATCGGCATATGCTCTAAGAGCTTCAGGCAATGTCTGCGGAATCACCATAGAATAAGAACCGGTTTTTCTAATAGCAGGGATTACATCATGCGTAATCCAACGTTTGAATTCTTTGGCTTCAGGTTTTCGACTTGAAAGCACAAGATTATATAGTCCGTATTCGTTAATAGCCGCAATATCTTGTTTTCCTCCAGGGGTGTCCAGTTTAACCGACCCCCTTTCATCAGAATCTAGTCGGCTGATAGCATCTCGGTACTTTGTGATTTCTAAACAATCACATACATCCTTAGCAACAAACATTAATTCGCCATCTACAGGAACAATCCGAACTTGTCCAAATCTATCGTTATTAAAAATTTGTAAATCAGTCATATTTACACCTCCTTAACCACTAATTGTGGTTCTGATTCATCAACGATCAACTTAATCGTTTGACTATTAACTGGAACGAATTCAGTCACGGCTTCCGCATTATCAATAAACACTGGAGCATTCACTTTGAAATAGCTAGTTAATGCGTTGATGATATCAAGGCCTACATTTATACGTGCAGCGTTATTCATGCTTCGATACGGAACTCCCTTATAGGTAGTTTCGCAACATTCCTCAACGTTGCCGTTCAACATAACATTAAACATCTTGAATCGCGCTAACTTGAATCTCGAGTTAATGACATCCTCTAGCATATTGACCTTGGCCTTAACGAATTCATCCATCAGATAAGAGGCTTCATCGAGCTTTGATTTTTCCGCTGCTAATTCAGCCTGCTGTGTTTCTAGTTCCGCTATACGAGTATCAATCCGTTTAGCCTCTTCGTATTTATTCAATTCAGTTTCAAGGTTAAAGCGATGTTCTTTCGTTGTAGCAATACGTTTGTCTATGTCTGCAATTTCTTCAGAGTGATCAGTGTTAGATTCATCGAGTTTCATCTGCAACATAAACTCTTCTGCTTTTAAATCAGCATATATAGAATCATCATCAAGCACCGGCGCTGTTAGCGTTCCAATCTCATCAGTTATTGTTTGTTTGACGAGTTCTTTCGCCTTAATAAGGGCCTCTAATGTTTCAATAGGCTCTAAGCTGGCATCTCTCTTTTTAATATTCTCAATATCTTGTTGCTTCAGTTCAATAGACTGATTGATTTCTTCTAATCGCTTAGATTTTCTAAGGTTAAAATTCGTTTCAGCTTTTTCACGTGCAGCTTGAATTTGCTCTGCAGGAAGTTTTTGTCCGCAGGTTGGACAATTTTCATCGATATCCATTACAAATGCATCCGCATTAACCTGCTGACGTTGATGCATTAGCTCGTTAATAATGCTCTCGATATGTTGAATATCCCCATTAGATGTATCAAGACGATGCTTAGTGTTCTCAATCTTAGAAGATAGGTTGTTAAGTTCAGATACAACCATATCGTATTCATTCGACTTTAATGCAGATTGTTTTTTATATTCCATCTGCAGTTCACTTTCACGAGCCATCAATCGACGTTGTACATCTCTAAGCTCCGCTCTAGTATCAACAACCGCATGTCCATTCACTAACAATGCTTTGTCTGCCTCTAGAGTTTCTAGCGTTGTAGTTGCTAAGCTAATCTCCTGAATAAGAACGTCTCGAGGCGTATCAATGGTAGGTTTCCCGCGCAAGGCCTCATCAATTCGAACTGGAATCATATCCAGCTCTTTATTGATGGCGGTTTTCTTAGCAGCTACTACCTTTCGATGATCGTCTACACTATGGCCGGATAAGATATCAGTCAATGCTTTTAGCTCACTATATTCTGCAATAACATCCTCATCTGATATATCTCCGCACATTTCCAAAAGTAACTTGCGGCGATTTTGCCAGGAATACGTTTCATTAAAATACAACGGATTGGTAATTAATTTGAAAATATTTTCATCAACTAATGAATTTACAATCTCCTTATATTCCTTTTCTTTTTTAGGAACCCCATCGACAAAGTAGTCTGTCGTATGGCCTGTCATAGTGACTTCGCCACCACGAGGGGATGAGTACTTCTCACGGTACACGCGCTTTAATTCAACAGTGCCCCCTTCATCCAATGTAAAAGTGCCTGTTACCTCGTGATTGACTTTATGAATAGGTTCGCCAGCTTCAAGGGTTTTAATCTCAAAGTCAGCTCTATCTAAGCTATCCTTGCCGAATAATAGCCAACATACAGAGTCAAAAACGGTTGTCTTGCCCGTAGCATTATCTCCGCGGATAATAACATCGCCGCTAAGATTTATAGTAAAGGCTTTTAAGCCTTTAAAATTTAGTAATTCTAGTTTTGTGAGTTTCATAGTAATCTCCTATACAACATTAGCGTCCACATCAATGGTATGAGGTTCGATTTTTAAACGATTGGCCCATTTCATCACAGTAGAGTGAATTTTATTGTCTTTTTTTAGTTGTGCATTCGCGAATAACTTCGCTTGTACTAGATGATTAAATTTAGGTTGACCCTTTTTAACCTTATTACCAGTGGCTAGTTCTAAGCATGCAATAGGATTCATGTCATCATCCGTGACAACCACAATTGCTGCTTGCCCTTGAATGACACGGTCACGATATGAACCTACACAGTTCTTTAATCGCTTTCCATATGTCATTAAATCAGCTGCAGTTTTTGGGACCATAAAATGCATCCCGTTCATATCTGCTTGTAATTGAGGTTGCGCAGGCAATATAACATCACCATATTCCTGTTTATTGAAGATATTGATTACTTCGTCGTGGAAGTTCTTCAACTTGAATCGTTTCTTCCATAATGCCTCTTGATATTTTGGTTCGAGTTTTGCATGCATATCCACACAGTCTTCTATATCACGAATATTCTCACTTAGTAGCCATCGCAATATAGTAGGTTCACCGCACCGTTTAATTAGTTGTTGCCACATAAACGTTGCATGTGGGCTTTTTAGCCTCATCGCCTTACGTACATCATTAGCATTATGAGCTTTACCAACATATGGATCTGTGTCATCAGCTCTAGTACGCTTTAATGTAAGAATAGTGCGCCTGCAATTTTCATCACTAAATAGATTTAATACATCTGACATGTATACGCATAACGGATCATCAACCATACGCTTTCGCAAGGCTCTACTGTTAGGAGCCTTATATGATTGTCTAAGCGCTGCTTGAAAGTTCATACCTTTTCTTGTAGCCCCTAACACATCGTCTTCAAATGGGATATTTGTATATCGATATAAGCAATAAGCATTAGTCCAATACACATATTGTTTCATTAAGCTAACAATACTAGGCATATCAGGTGCCGATAGCTTCAGAATCATATTGAGTAGCATCGTAAAATGGTAACCGTTTTCTTCTGTAGCGCCAGGTGCTACATATACATCCTTTGTTCCATATCCGTAAGTTTCCTTCAATCTTTTTTCAAACATAAGTCGTAACGCTTTGAATGTTTTGTTTAAATTCTTCCGGTTGAAATCAGTCATGATGTATGAATCGCCAAAGAATTTCAGTACCGGCATAATCTCGTTTTCACGGATATAGTCAACAGTCAGTTCATGATGAATTCTAAACCTATCAATAAATGTAGCCTTACGTTTCTTAAAGTCGAATCGCAATGTTTCTGTACACATCCCTAAGTCATTTTTTCTGCCATCAAAGAAAAGCTGGATAGCTTGATATCGAATCTTCAAATCTAGGAAGTGCTTATAATTGATAACTTCGACATAAGCCGATACAGGATAAACGCTCTCATCATTTATAGAGAAGTAAATTTTATGATCATAAGGATTAGAAGAAGCTCGACAATTTGGACAGGTATAGTATTTTGAACCGGTAACATATCCATTCTGATATGAATATCTACGTTGCCAGCTGCCTCCAAACGTAAATCCACAATCGATATGGTGTATAGTTGTATATTCCGCACCGTAAGGAGCCTCTAGAATTACACTATCGAACATTTTGTGAATATAGGTACTGGATACAATCTCCACAGTGAATACCCCCTTTAATCACCAAACATAGCGAATAGGTCTTCTGCTTCCTTCTCTTCAACAGGTGCAGGCTCTACTTCTATCACTGGCTTTGGTTCTTCTTTAGGCTTAGACTTTTTAGCCGTAGTCTTTGCTTTCTTGCTTTTAATTTCAGCTTCCTCCGCTTTAGGCTCTTCCTTTTGCTTTTTAGTAGGTTCTACGATTTCACAAGCCTTTACAATAGCATTGGATGCTTTCATGACACCCTCGGTATACGCGATACCAGCTTCGTATTCCTCGACATTAACAGGGTCAAGTTCAATTGCTTTATGTAATGTATCCAGCGCTTTTTTACAAATATCCGCTTGAGCTTTAAATTGTTGTTTAGGCATATTATTCCTCCCCTGCCATTGCGGACTTCAAATCAGTAATAATATCATCTGTCAAAGAGTCACTAGATGGACGAGTAACACCATGCTTGCTAAAAATTGCAAGTGCTTTTTTTGCTTTTACCCCATCTTCGCCCATCCATTCACGGAATTCTTTATAGAATGCTTTTTTATCAATCGGTTCAGCAGTTATATCTAATGCTGCATCCTGTTCCTGTGTTTCAATAGTAGCTGGTTCCTCAGTTGGTGTTTCAGCAGGAGCAGGTTCTACAACCGATTCTGTTACCGGCTCAACCTTTTCTTCTTTTTTAGTTTTTGTTGGCTTACCTTCGAAATCTGTTACAGGAACATCATCTGCAGGCGCTATTACTTCATTTTCTAAGATTTCTACTTTACAACCTTCAGCTTCAAGTCGAGTTATACCTTCTGCAATCTTTTTACTACTCTTTTGAATTGCTTTCTTGAATGTATCCTCGAGTTTACTTTCTGCTAGTTCAAGACTGGTGCCTGACGTTACTTTAACAATTGGCTTTTCCGACATACATTGGCCTTGGCATTGATGATTTAATCGTTCATTCCAATCTGCTACTTGCACTGCTAAATCGTCCAATGTATTGAATTTAATAGTTAAGATATTTTGATTTTCCATGATTTAATCTCCTTTAGAATTGAAATATTAGTTCTCCATCAACTAGTTGACCTTCTACAACTTTTGGCATTCCTAGTTTTATCAACTTATCAATGACAGCTCGTTTTTGAGTAATAAAAATGCATCTGCGTTCAATCTGACTCGCTGTCGGTTTAATCACAAATGGTTCGGTCTCCACTGCAGGGGATACACATATTACTCTGTTATTAATATCAATACCGACCTTGAAATACTCTGGGCCTTTAATTTTCCTATAGGCCATCATTGATAATTTGATATAGCTCTTACATGTAACAATAGCAACTTTCATAGCTCTATCATGTTTACCGTTATGTTTTTCAAAGAAGCTAAAATCAAATGTATTTATAGCTGGTTTTGATTTTTTCTTTGCTACAAGTTCAGGCATAATACCTCCTTTTTAGTAACGACTTAATGTGTTACAATTAACTTGGTTATTTAACTAGAGCTCGTATCTCATTGCCGTGAGTACGGGCTTTTTTACATTTATTTTTAATGTGTTCATCATGGCATCTCTTACACACTCTAATAGCTTTTCGATTTACTTCATCGAATATATAGCTATAGGTATATGGGATAATCCTTACGCCACATTTTGTACAATTAACACGCTTCATATATCACCTCCTAAAACCAAAGTGGCATCAACGCAAACAGAGAAACAAACAGCATGCAACTAACCAGCATGAATATAACCAAAAATAATGCTTGCATTAATGTTTCCATTATTCACCTCCATGTTTAACTACATATATCAACATGGCGCTCGCCCATAATATCCCTACGGCCATTACTAGATCAGGTATGATGTAGCCTTGTACATCCGAACCCTCTAGCAACCCGAACATTATAAGGGACGCTATCATGATAAATTTATTCATCTTTCACTCTCCTATTCTTGCCTGGCATCTTTTCGCTAACCAGGCATTAAATGAATCTAAATGAATTAAGCGTTTACCTCCACGCTGTCCAATCTTCATGGACGGAAAATCAAAGTCCTCAGCCCATTGGCGAATGACAGCAGGTGCTACACTGGCCAATTCAGCAGCTTCATCAACTGTGACGCAGAGTTTGCTTCTATCCATTATTTCCTCCTTCTGTAAAAAAATAATATTTTGATATAATCACCTTGAAAGGAGGTGATTATTGTGGAAATGATAAATGTATCATCTTCAAATGTTTCCGCCATTGGCTATGAAGATGGCGTCATTCAAGTGCGGTTCAAAAATGGATCCGTATACCAATACTTCGGCTGTAGTGAAAGTTTATTTCAATCTTTTTTGAATGCATCTTCAAAAGGGAGATTTGTGCATCAGCATTTAGTCCATAAACCACAACGCAAAATTAGATGACTAATCATCTATCGGCACGCCAATTTCGGTATTGCACACATTCACAAAAGTGTCTGTCACCAATATCGTCGTATGAGGTGTGCCGTTTTTTCTTACCCATTCCACTAATGGTCTAGCTGCTAATGCTAGTTCTTCGCGTTCTTTTGTAATGCGATCTTTTACTGCTTTCATTTAGTGTCTCCTCTCTACCGCCATTAACTTTGTTGACGGATTAAAACCCACGTCCAGCAACTACAATAATCAAAATTCCTGTTAACACGAGCCCTACAATATATCCGATGACAAACTCCATATTTTCATCTCCCATCTTTCATTCACTAAAAGGCTACTTATACTTAGGAGTTAATACAGCAATATAATGCGGCGCCGGTTCAACATCATCAGCAGTAATAACGGCGACTACTGTATCGTCATCTTCGTTTTTAATAACTATTTTTGTAAACATATCCGTATTCAGTATTGTATTTTCTGTCATGATAATCTCCTTCCATTGTTATTTACTTGCTTTACAAGTCGCATATTATGCGACTATATTGGTAAAAAAAATTTCATTGATATCGTTATAAGTTAAGTATAATGCTTTAGCGATTTTATCTACATCGCTAACTGTAAAAGCCTCTCCCGCCCTGTTAAGCTTCCTGTATACAGTTGATTTATCAACATTTAATATGGTTGCTAAATCTGCAATAGATACATCTTTTTCTACTAATTTTGCTTTTAATTTTCTAGTGTTCATAAATCTCACCTCCTTTATAGTCGCCTTTATGCGACTTCTTGTGATTTGATATTACCCCATAGAGCAATGCATGTCAACAATAATTTTCGCATTTTATGCGATTTTATAAATATTTTAAGAAAAATTGTTGCATTTTTGCGAACTGTATTGTATTATGTAATCAACTAGAAAGTGAGGAATCCTATGAGAATCGGAGAACGTATAAAACAAAGAAGATTAGAATTAGGGTATACAGCTGATGCATTAGCTAAGTTGTTAAATAAAAATAGAGCTACTATATATAGATATGAAAATGGTGATATCGAAAACATGCCAATTGATGTACTTGAACCATTAGCTAAAGCTCTTAATACTACACCTGCATATTTAATGGGTTGGACTGATTCCCAACAATCAACAGACCATAAAGATACTAAAGGCTACTACACAGACCCTGAAGCAGCAGAGTTCGCGGAGTACTTACGCACTAGACCAGGTGCACGCATGCTTTTTTCTGCTGCAAAAGATATGTCTACAGAGGAGATGGAAGAAACAGTCAAATACATAGAGTTCTTAAAATCTAAACACAAGTAATACACACAAGGGAGAGTGTTATCGTTGGTTGTAAATTTGATTTACTGCGACTTACCACATGCCAATGCTGTGTCAGAGGAATGTGAAGATGTAGATACTCATAATATCTATATAAACAAAAACCTCCCTCATGATCGCATGAGAGAGGAGATTAAACATGAATTAATGCATATTATTAATGATGATTTTTACTTAGATGAACACGTGAACCTTGTCGAACAAATGGTTCGTAGGTCACATATAGATGATTCGGAATTAGAAAATATCGACTTTTATCATCATTATGTATCGGTATTATAAAGTAGAACATAAAGTGTATAACAAAGGAGGTTTTGTATGGATCTAAAAAAGCCAGAAAACAAAGGGGCTTTATTGTCGAAAATAGCCGAGCTTGCGAGTAGCATAAGTACGTTCTTAAAAAATATACTAGCTGCAGACCAACATAAAGCGGCCCTACTCTATTATTGGCTGCGAAATTATTTAAGATATATAAAGCAAGAAGAAACTTTTAATCCGAAATATTTTCCACAATTTAAACCTGGCGATATAGTTAAAGTTGACTTCGGTTTCGGCATAGGGTCTGAGTTTGGTGGCCTGCATTATGCTATAGTACTGGCACCAAGTAATGCTAAAAACAGCACAGTCACTGTCGTCCCTCTAAGGTCTTTAAAGCCTAATAAAGAGAGCCCTAGTAAATTATATAAATCAGATGTTTATTTGGGAACAGAATTATTTACAGTCTTGCTGAATAGGTCCGGCAAGATGTTAGACCAAGGTGAAAACTACGTGAAGGAATTCGAAACTACTGATAAAAAGACGTTAACAGCTAGCGATGTTAAACGCTTTGAAAAACAGCTAGATGAAGCGAATGCCCTAATTACTAAACACAATATAATTATGGAAGAAGTTTCACGGTTAAACGCAGGCACGGTTGCTATCGTCTCTCAAATTAGGACTGTAAGTAAAATACGCATACAAAATCCTAGGTGCCGTAAAGATGCACTATATGATATGCGAGTAGATAAACAGGCTACTGATAAAATTCGAGCAGTTATAAAAGCGTTATACAATATAAAGTAAAACTGTAATAAACTCCAAAAATTGTTGATTTTTTTAAACATCTATTCTATAATGTAAGAACAAAGGGGTTTAGCCCCAAACTAAAATCATTATAAGCGGTTTAGCCGCAACTAAAGATGAGGTCTTGTTCTTATGGAACAAGACCTCATCTTTTTTTATTATAAGGATTGAAGATATGGCTAAAAAAAGAGCTGATGGACGATACCAAGTATCGAAAACCATCAACGGTAAGCGTAAATTCTTTTATGGCACCACCAGAAAAGCTGCCATAGAAGCTATGGAGAAATACGTAAATACTAATCAAGCATGTGCTAATTTCGATGATACTATTTCATTAAACACCTGGATTAATATATGGTTACAACAAAAGGAAAAGACTATAACCCCTGCCACCTATCAAAGTTATACTGGTATTATCAATCGTTACATAAGAGATAAAATCGGTGGCGTGAAGTTAGCTGAAATTAAACCTAATACATTACGATATGTCTTTGAATCAATGGATGGATTGTCATCAAGGACTATATCATATACCATGACAATTCTAGGCTCCATATTAGAGCAGGCAGTAAAAGATGATATCATCCCTAAAAACTACATGAAAAACATAGACCGGCCAAAGCAGATTAAAGTTCGGCATATGGTAACGTTATCTGCAGATGAAGTAAAAGACTTCTTATCCAATATATCAAATACAGAACATCATGCGCTATTTAAATTAGCATTTGCAACAGGTATGCGGCGCTCTGAATTATTAGGATTGCGATGGTCGGATATCGATTTCAAAAAATCAACTATATCCATTTCACAAACAGCCCTCAAAATCGGATCTACTGCAGTTATATCCAATACAACCAAGACCACATCCTCAAAACGGATAATTGCCATTGATACAGAAACACTCCAGGAGCTTATGAAGCATAAAACAGTCATAGACAAGCGCAGAATTAAAACCATGAACTGGATTAATAACAACCTTGTATTCCCTGGCATAAAAGGCGATCCTCGCTGCCCTGATGAAGTCAGCAGGCTATGTAAGAAATACGCTAGTTTAATCGGTAAGCCCGCTTTTACTATGCATGGTACTAGACATACCCATGCCACACTTCTCATCGAAAATGGAGCCAATATGAAAGCCATACAAGAACGTCTAGGGCACGCATCATTCCAAGAAACGATGGATACCTACTCACATGTGACACCTAAAATGGAAGATGACATCGTAGAACGTATTTCTAAAATATTCTGATGTCAAAATGATGTCAAACCACGCAAGACTTTATGATGTCAAACAAAAATAAGGGCTTACAGAATTGCCTGTAAGCCCTTATTTAATCAGCTTGGTGCGGTTGGAGGGACTTGAACCCTCACGAGCGTACGCTCACCACCCCCTCAAGATGGCGTGTCTGCCATTCCACCACAACCGCATGGAATACAAATGGTGCCTCAGGACAGAATCGAACTGTCGACACACGGATTTTCAGTCCGTTGCTCTACCGACTGAGCTACCGAGGCATGTTTTTTGTAAAAAAAAATGGCGACCCCGATCAGATTTGAACTGACGATCTTCGCC